TGGTTGACTTTAGATATTAAAAATTCTAAAGCATCCGGATATTGTTGTGGTAAAAATTCTTGTCTAATATTTAGTTTTTGATACATTTTTACTCCAGAAATCCCATCACAAGTTAAATCTAAGTTTAAAGGTATAAATCCTATTTTAGTAGAGGGTGTTCCTGTAGCCGCGTATAAAGCATTATCAAGAATATTAACATACCCTTTAAAGGATTGTTTTCCTTGTTTTATGTATTCGTCATTTAAATGAAAATAATAACCTTTAAGTTCTGTTTGTCCTTGTATTTTTCCTCTAAAACCTTGAATTAGGTATCTGATGTAACCATCTGCGAATTTTTGTAATTCTTCAGGTTCAGGGGGAGTATTGTTATTTTCTACATCTTCTATTACTTCCTCTATATATTTAGCCCAAAAAACATTATTATAGTTTTTATTAGTAACTGGTGAGTCATCTACATCTCTTTTACCTGTTGAAGACTTTCCAAATATTGTAGATACAGTGTCATTAGAGGCTCTCGCGAAAATCCCTAAAAAGCTCCTCTTATCTAATACTCCCTTTGTAGTAAAGTGGACATACAACTCATTAACTTGTTTTAAGGTAAGAGGAGCGTAAATATTATCTAAATTGGTTATTTTATCCTTGTTCATTTGTGGGGGATCTTTAAGACCGTATTGATATTGGTCCCTTAACCCAGTATTCCAACTTGAAAAAGCGGTTGCATCATAGTTTTTAGTTGAAGTTCCATTAGCTGTAGCCCCAATAGATATCATAGATGCTAAGTCTGGTCCTATCTTTGTTTTAAATCCAAACTCTCTAACAATATTAGAGGTAGGTATTAGTTTATTTCCTTCGCCTCTACCTTTAAGATTATAACCATAAAGCTCAAAACTTGAAGTAGTGTCAAATTTACTTTTAAAAGAACTATTTTCAATCCCTCTAATTCTATTTTGGTCTTGAATGGTTATAACGTTATCATCGCTTATAATAGGTTCTAAATTTGGTACCCCACCTAGTGCACTGTTAATACCATCACATATTTCTTGTAGAAATTTAAATAAGTATATTTCCCCCTTTTTAGTTACTTTGTCTAAAGCATTAGATATAAAGTCATAATTTAAGTAAACATTTAGAGTTTTTCCATATATTATACTTCCATCATTTTCAGTTACCATCCAATCATTCATTCTCTTAGCAAAGTCCCAATATGATTTTATACCAGTTTTGTTAGCAGAAAATTCATTATAATTGTTTAAGGAAAGATCATCCAGAAATTTTGGTTTTACTAGAGCAATTTTGGGGTTTAAAGATATTTGGTTAGGATAGGCAGACATTATAGTCTCATCTACATTTGTATCTATGTCTAACATATAACCATTTGACAATTTAGGAATACAAAATGTTTTTATCTTTTGTAATAATTCTCCTAGTGTTAAATAATAACCAAATCGGTCAATATCTACTCCCTCACCATCATTTAATGATTTTATTTGGGCTAACATATCCCCACCTGCTTTTTCTTCAGGGAGGTTTAAACTCCAATACAAGTTTAAGTAAGGGTATTTGTATCCCCACCATTTTAAACTTCCTTTACTATCTACAATATCGGTAAATAAATCATATGCCAGGGGAGAGGTACCTGCATTTGTAACAAGGGAAGATTTAGTTAATGTAGTTTCTAGACCACTAATTCCTGTATTGTACCCATTTAGAATTTCCTCTATTTCCTTTTCTGTTTTAATATCTGCAGGATTGTTAACTTTTATTGATTCTATTACATCCCCTACTGATATCAAGTTTAGGGTGATATTATAAGTACCATCTCGATCAAAATCCCAAGAAAAATTAGATACCTTACCTATAAACCCATCATAATTACCACTATATGTCTCTCTATACTTACCTACATCCTTAATTAATTTAGTAAAATTGTAAGTTTTAAAATCTTGAAACCAAATATCTTCCATTAAGGTATTACCCATTTGTTGGAGGTTTCCTTCATTGTTAATGAACTTATCATTACCCCATTCTAACAACATGGTATACCCTAGTCGTAAGTACAGTAACTCGATTAATTCAAATTGAAATTTGTTGTGTGCCTTAATATTAACTGTAGCTTTTCTAATTGAACCCCTGTTTAAGGCTTCTACTTTAGCATCTATTAGACCTGGGGGTGGAGTTAAACCTTGTTGACTTCCTCCTAAACCGTATGCATTTGAATTATTCCATATGTCACCTGTTTGGCTTACTCCTGATCTAAAGTTGTAAGTCCCGTGTGTGCCTTTTCCTTCTCTGTCTTTTACAGAAGATATTACTTCAGAGGTTGAGTTAAACAATACTGTTTTTTTCGCTAACTTATTCCCCATAAAATTCTCAGGGTTTGTTAATCCTATAGCTTCTATTCTATCGGCACCATTTCTTCTGTCACTATTTTTATATTCTTCTTCTGTAAGATTTGGGGCGGTAAGTTTAAGTTCTGCTACAATTTCAGGGGTAGTTAGGAATCTAACTGATGAACCTAATTTTAAAAAAGAATTTTGGTTATTTTGGATCTGGAGTTGCTCAGGTGTCCTACTACCATCAAAACCACTACCAGCAGTTTGTTGGCGGATAGTTATTTGGTTTTTTACAAAATCGTCAAAAGCTTCTCCTACTAATTGTCCCATAACCTTTTATCTTCTTTGATTTAATAAATCATATTCTGCTTGTATCGCTCCTATTGATGTAGGGATTCTTATTTGAACCCCTAAAGGTAAGAAATAGGAATCTTGTTTTAAAAAATCGTTTGCTGTTGTAATAATCCACCAAAGTGATGAATTGCCATAGTATTGTTGAGCTAAAATATCAAACCTATCCCCCTCTTCAGCATAAACATATATATCCGAAAATTCTAAAGGAATTGCAGGATATTTAACACCTCTATAATATGGAGTGCCCCTTAAACCCTTTTTGGTTTCTATTGAGGTAGTTTTTATTTTTGTATATCTGCTCATTATTATTTTTTAGGAATATAATTTAAATTATCACCTTGACCGTCATAGTTATTTCCTGAACCCGCTGCTAGGTTAATGTAATGCTCTTTTCCATATTTTCCAACAAATGTTCCTCCTGATCCTACTGGTTTCCCATTAGCAAAGGAATTTTGTTGTACTCTAGGAACAAAATCGTGAATTGGAATAAAATTAAACCCTGTTACTTTAACAATTAAGGGCATTTCTTTAACTGAGGGGTCAGTGAAAATTTCATTACCCTCTGCACCTGTTGTTAAAATATTATTATTATCAGGTATTGCTATTTCCCAAGGGGATTCTTGTGGTATATCAAAGTTAAGACCAGTCATAATACCTACCTGTTCCTGGAAATAACCACCTACAGTTAAAGTTACTAAATTACCCCTCATATATCCGGCATCTGAATAGTCAGGTGCACATACTGATGCTAGGTAATTTAATTTTTGGTACATTGGTATAAGTTCTTGTTTAGATTGAGCAGCTACCGTCCAAGCCATGCTTACTGTTCTATCAAACCCACTATATTTGTAAAATTTTTCTCCTCTACCCATGTAAGAGTTGGCTTTCCAATCTGCAGAATACGAATCTGAGAAGCTATCAATAAATGCTCTAAAATGAACATAAGTTTTTAAAGATGGGTTATCGTTATCTATAACACCAATTCTGAATTTTACTAAATCATTTTTAACTGTATTACCAGTTACACCACTTGATTGGTATATAGGAAGAGCAGTAATTTTATCTAATGCTCCTCTTTCATTTAATAAAGCAGAGTCTGGTGTGTTTGTACCCTCTAATCTTTTACCAATAGTGTAGCTACTTAAATTCCCACGCTTACCAGGATCACCTAGATTTACTCGGGATTCAATGTTTTTTCTTGTATAATCTAAAGTAGCAGGGATTTCTTGAGAACCACTAGGTGCAATTACAGTCGTAAATGATGGTTTTGATAGGTTATCCTTACTTGTTGGTACATAGGATGATATTTGTTCTTGTGTGAGAACTTGTCTTGAAATTATATTTTGTATACCACTCTTGAACGCTCCTTCATCAGTTTTTGTAACTAAAGAAAAGGGGTTAATACTGGTCTCATAAACACTAAAAGTTTTTGCTCTACCATTTCCTAAAAACGCCTCCTTAATTGAAGTGTTTGCATTTTGTAATATAAAATTATTTCCTAAATAAGCAGCACTAGCTCCTACTCTAAGAAATTGATCATTTGTAATGTCATTACTTAGACTATCATCATTTACTGTTGGGCTAATATTCCTACCTCCTATAGTATAAGAAGTTTTTCCTCCACTTCCAATACTGTTAGTATTTAGGGAAGGGTTAAAGGTGCTAAGACCAAAATTAGAGACAGGTGGAGGTGATAATGAATATGAGAATGAAGGTGGTGTGAAAGGTGATGAAGTAAATGAAAAGTCCTGAGGAGACCCCCATGTTACTTTAGGTTGTTGTCTTATAGTATAAATATTGTTGACACCCGTTCTTTGGTCTCCAACCATCATAATATTAGTCTTACCTACCCCTAAGGTAGCACCAGGCCCGCCACTATATGTGTATAATACGTTATCTGTAGTGTTCGTGTTAATTTTATCCACCAGAGGTAATAATCTACTTTTATTACCGTTAATACCCGGGGTATAAATAGTGTTTAAATATGTAGGTAGGCCCAAAAGGGTGTTTCCGTCTTTGGATCCTATAGAGGTTTTTGCAAGGGGGTTTAATCCTTGTTTATTTAAATGAATTCCTAAAGCATTACCAGCAGTTTGACCTAATGTAGATAGAGGTGTGTAGATACCTTGGTTTATAGAAATATTGTTTTTAATAAATGCTCCTATTTGACCTAAAAATCCTTCACCTTTTTTTTCTACGAAAGGTTCGTAACCAGCACTTGAATTAACATTAGTTAAAGATAGTAAATTTTGTTTTGCTATAAATAAAGGACCCTTAGGTGATTTAAAGTCAAAGAACATTTGAGCCATTCTCGAAACATCCTTAATAATAATCTTAGGTAATAGTGTACCTCCTCGTAGTAAAAAATCTGGACCACCTGTTCTTCCTACATCAGAAAGATCGTCTGGGATTTGTGCTTTTACATAAGGTTGGTTACTATTTCCTCCTCCAACTGTATCTTTGCCATACCTTAATGATTTAAGGTTGGTGGTCATGTTAACTAACGCCATATCCTACTATTAACCTGGGAGGTTATCCAAATATCTTGTAGGTGCTGTTGGTGATTCTAAATTTGAAGGTTGGGGTAGAACTCCGTTTAAAGGAGTTACTGCGTTAGCCGCAGGATTTCCTATAGTAGAATACTCTTTATGTAGAGTAGACATTTGGAATTCTGGTGTGTTTGGTGTTGTACCACTCAAACTTGTTGCCGCCGCTTGGCCCGATATTAATTTGTCTAATAAGCTCATAATTGTGTGTTTTATTATAAATATTAAATTATTGTACTTCGTATAAACCTATTGATGATAATTGAGGTTGTTTATTTTGTACTTTAAATATAGCCTCTAAAAGTTCGTTTGTTTTCTTATTTTCAGGTGCTTGAACAACGGTTGTGTTACTACCACCTTGTGCGTTTGCCGCCATTTTTGATGCTCCCGGGAATGCTACTATATCGTCATTTTTGGATAACTCAAATAATCCCCCTTCTTTGGTAGATATTTGTGTTTTACCATCCGCTGGGGAGTTAACGTCACCTGCTTTTTTAGAATTTGATGCTAAATACGCGATACCAGCAATAGCCGCCCCCGCGGCTAAAATACCACCAACAATAGGGATTGGTCCAAAACTTGACCACGCACCCTTAACAACCTCTACTATAGCCGAACTGTATTTTATTGCTTTTTCTCTTATTGCTATTGCAATACCTTTTAAACTTAGGCTATTCTCTGAGGCTTTTAATACGTTTATAACCCCTTGGACTGCTGCTATTCCCTTCATAGTAGCATAAAATACACCTACGGTTACTGCCATACCCCCTAGTGCTAACTCCCACCCTGAAAGGGTATCAAAGCTACCTGTTAATATTTCAGATATACCTCTAAACATGGTAAAGACGGGTTCGAGTAGCCAAACTATAGATGTTATAGCCGGGATGAGTAAGTCGATGATTGGAGAGACTAATTGCATTACTGGGCCCGCTATGGATATAAATACTTCCCTTAACTTTTCAACTGATTTATTTAGTCTCTCTTGTACGGATGCTTGGTTTTGTAAATCCTTAAAAGATTCTTCCCCAAGTTTCTTTTTAATTTGCTCATTGGATAAACCTTCTTCTTGTAATTTATTTATCCTTTGTTCCCTTAAGTCTGCTTCTTCTTTTGATAAATTTCCTATTTGCTCTTGGACAAATAAGGTCTTTGCTAGTTCTTCTCTACCCATACCAACAGCTTTGGCTAATGATTCCTGTTTGATTCTATTCATTTCCCCAAACTCGGCAGATGTTCCTGCTTGTTCTGCTATCTCTCTAGCTACCCCTGCTAAATCATTATTTAGCGCATATTGTCTTGCTTTTTCTAAATTTAAATCCTTGTTTAATAACAATTCTGCTGACAGTTCGTTTTCTATAGAGGACTCAAAATCAAGTAAACTATCCGCTATTGCGTTTACTTTACTCATTTCCATACCTAAAGATTTTACAGTAGCTACTGTTTCTCCTATTAAACCAGCATCTTTACCAAAGGATAATGTTGTTGCCGCTGATATATTTGAGATGTCTTTTAATAGTGTTTTTTCATTTAAGACTGCTTTATTATTAGTTGCTGTTATTTTTGCTTGGCCTAAAATTTCTTTTGTAATATCTTCGGCGTTACCTTTAGTGGCGTTTGTTAAGGCAACTATACCCTTTTGGTCTTCCATTGAAAGTCCTGATGCCTCCCTTAGTAGGGTATAAGTCTTTAGGTTTTCTGAGTTAAGCATTACATTAGTTCCTAATTCGGCATTAACCGCTATGAGGGATTCTTGTAATCCTTTTGAGTTTATTAGTACATCACCTGAAAGATTTGAAATTGATTGGAGTTCGGAACGTAATGAACTGGCCTCGGAATATGACATATTCATATTCTTAGCTAATTCACCGGTTGAGGCATCTGATGCCTTTAAAGCCGCAAACATCTCATTGGCAATAAAGGCTAATATAGCTATAGGACCCAGTGCCTTTTTAAATGATGATTTTAATTTTGCAGCCCCTGCGTCCATTGATGCTATATCTATGGCACCTTGTGAGAATCCTTTCCCCCCATTAATTTTTAGATCACTAGCAGAAATACCTGCCTGTTCTAAAGCATCTTGCATTCCTACACCTTCATCTCTTAAAAGTTTAAATTTCTCAATACCAAAATTAGTACCCTCCATTTCGGCGGCTATATCCTTAGAGGCGTCGGCTGCTGCTTCGAAAGTACTTGAAAATCCTGATAACCCTGGGACTGATTTTACAAATTCAGTAATTCCTTGGAAATTTTTAACACCTGAGGACTCTGATATTTTACCTGCTACATTTTCAATAGTTTGCAATTCAACCTTTAAGGCTATTGCATTGTTTATTTGATCCTCTATACTATCTGCTAAGTTAACGTTTAACTTGTACTGGTCTTCGGTAAGGCCTTTTGTGTTTTTAGTAAGATTTCTTTGAGTATTCTTTAGTAAAATTATATCCTTATTTATCTTAGCTCTGTCTTTTGCTAAGTTTGATATCGCCTTACTATCACCCAACTCTTTTTTACTTAAAGAAGTAAGTTTTTCTGATAGTTTTGTTATAGAGTTAGTGGATCTTAATATGGCACTTTTCTCTGCCTTTTGGAAGGTTAATAGTTTTGTTTGATCCTTTAGTACGTTGGATATGTCTTGGCTATTTGTTAGTGTATCTTTATCTGTGCCTAATCTATCCTTTGCTAGTTTATTTTGCTCAGCTAATAACCGATTTTGATCGGCCATTAACTGTTTTATACTTATAGCATTTTTTTCTTGCTCTTTTGACATCTAGGTGATTTTATTATAAATATTACTAATTATAACTTGTTTGCCCCTTGTATGGTTTACTTGCTTCGGAAAATGCAGGTGTGTTTACCTTACCATCGGGGTTAACTAGATTTTTTGCACCCTTACCACCACTAGATGCACTTTCGGTGGCTTTCTTTTCCTCGGAATAAAAGTTTTTTATCTCATTGAATGTGTATTTTCTTAACCATATAGGCATATTATACACTGTATAGAAATCATACCCACCCTTACCGTGGAAGATAATTTGATGAATTATGTTGAAGAGGTTAATTCTAACCTGAGGAGAGTTAGTTGTAGTCAGGCCAAAAAAAGTTAATCCCAATAGGGATTAAAGCCTCCTCTCCATTATCTAAAATATAAGATAAGTTTACATCTGGTTGAGTTTTATTTACGTGTTCTCTGAATGACCTTGAGTCCCTTGCTAAGAATCTATAGTCTACAAATTCTCTAATTGTTTTTGTTTCACTATCTCCATCTACAGAAGATATTAAATATTTTAATCTAGTAGTTAATTCAGATGAATTTTCTTTGTTGATTTTTTTAAGACCTGCTATTTCTCTATCTATATTTTTTTCAATTTTACCCGTGGCTAGTTTGTATGTTAATACTGTGCCCGTTGAAGGGCAAGTAAAGGGGAATTCGTTTTCACCTCTTACGAATGTTGACTTATCAATGTCCTTATGTTCTAAAGTTGTCATATCTATAACATAATCAACTCCTTTAACTGTTATGTTGTATTCCTTACCATACCCTAAAATTCTAGTGGCTATTAATAATGAATTTTTGTCACCTACGATTAAATCGTCAATGTTTATGTCTTTATTTATTATCACGGACTTTAATAGTTTATCTAACACGACACCCTTTTGGATAAAGGATTGGTTTGATAGGATATCTTCTTCCTTCGCAGTCATATATTTTACTTCTACCTTACCACTAGATAGTGGATTGTCTTTAGGATAAATTAATCCTTTAGACGGTAATTCGATTTCTTCCGTTGGGAATTTAAATTCACTCATATAATCTTTATTTAATTAAAACTTTGTTATCACTCATACATATGTAAAATACAAAAAAGCTTGGCGTGAGCCAAGCAATTTTGATAAATTATTTAATTGTTTTCTTAGAAATTTAAGATACAGTAATCAGGTTGAACTGTTAATTGTAGTTCTACTGCTGCACTTTCATCATCCCAACTATAATCTCCGAAATTAGCATCAGTAATCATAGCTCCTTTGATAATCCATTCTGAAACGATATCACCTACAGGTCCTAATACGTTCATAGTTAAATCCTTTTTATAGAAATCACTATAACCATCTCTACCTGTTACTGATTCATGGTGTAATCTAACCCATTCCATACATGCCTGAGCACCACTTGGAGTAATTGGATCAAATAATGTCATTTGAATCGTGTTCCAAAGTGTTTTACCTTTTACGTATCTTGCAACGTTGATATGGTTCAATTGAACTGTACCTTGGGTTAATGAAACTGCTCCCATACCTTTAATTTGGTATGAAGGAATTCCATCTACATACAGTATAAACCTGTTCTTTTGTTTAGGTTCGAATGCTGTGTAAAATATTTCGTTTGGGTCTAATACTGCCATTGTTATATATTTTTATTATAAATATTGTAATTATTTTTTTTATTCAGGAAATGTTGCTCCAGTTGGTAAAACATTGAAATCTAAAATAACGAATTCTGCTGTTTTGGTTGGTTGTAAGTAAATCTGACCTACTAGCTCATTTCTATCAATTACATCCGGTGTATTGTTTGTAGCATCCATTACTACTTTAAAAGCATATAATCCTTGTCTTTGTTGTACTGATTCTAAGTATGGGTTTACATTTGCTAAGAAGTTGTTTCTTGTTGCATTTGTATTTTGTTCAAATACTAAGTTATCTGATACTTGTGTTATATATCCTTTAAGTGCAATTAATAATCTACGCACATTTACTCTATCTAAAGCACTTGCTCTTTTCTGTAATGTTTTTTGTCCAAATACTACAACTCCACTTCCTGGGAATGTTGCTATTGGGTTAACATTTGCTTCGTATAAAGTATCTCTATTACCTGATGTTAATTTTCTTTCTGCTCTTACTACACTTCCTAAAGCTCCTCTAAGCAAACCTGCTGGTGCAAACCATGGATCTGATGAAGCATCTGTAA